ATATCAAATATTCCTGCTGGTAATGTTGAGAATAATCTAACACCTTCTTCATAAGCATCAGGATCACCTGTGGCTTCCACTAATTTAGTACCTGCTTCTTCTGGTGTTTTAGCATCTTTTATAAGTGATAATGCACTTGCACCAAATGCACCTGTTTTTATAAAATCAAATTCTTCTGGACTCTTTTTTTTACCTAATAATTTTTGAAATGTAGATGTTTCTCTAAAACTTGGACCATCAGACGATAAAATATTCACTGGCTCACCATAAGAACCAAATATACCTGGACCACCACTATCTCCAAAAAGAACATCTCCAATTGTTGTTTCTCCACCTGTAAAAGGTATATTTACTGCTCTTACAGATTCTCCTAGAGTATCATATCCTTGCATAACTTCTGGTAAAAATCTTTGTATTCCTGCTTTATCAACATTTATTTTAGAAAGTTTAGGTATAGATGCTAGTGCTAAATCTACAGGGCTAATTCTACCTGTTTGTTTTGCTGTGCCCAATAGATATGCAGCTGGTCCAAACTGTGGTCCTAAAAAAGGTGCAGCTACTCTCATGATACCTGCTATTTCTTTTGGGACTATTTTTCTAGCTACCTTTGTAAAAGGTTTAGTTACTTTTCTTGTAATCTTTTTAACAAAGCTTCCAAGTCCGTACATTTGTCTGGGTTGTTGCATTCTAGTTATGGCCATTTGTTTATCTTATTTTGTTTCTCCAAATAAATCAAGACTTGGCATGATGACCCTAACATCTTTTCTTATGTCAGATTCAGGTATATTCTTGGCTTTCCAATCAGCATCGTCCTTGTATACCTCGCCTGTCTTCATATTTGTTATTGTTGTTATTACTTCTTTTGGTTCTATTATTGGGATATCTTTCATTATGTTGTTACCTCTCGCGGCTGTATTTCTAATATAGAAGCTATGACGTGCAGCTCGTTCGCGTCACCAGCTTGTACTTTAAGTATCTCACTCTCTTCCATTACAAGAGGTTGAGATAAAAGTTCTGTTGTGGCATTACCTGATATGGTCTTAGTTTTAAATAAACTAAATATATTACCACTAGCATCAACTAATGTTACTGTTATTGTAGTCCCTGATCCAGCGTCCTCTGATACTAATAATGATTTAACAAGAGATGTTTTGAAACTAGGCACTGTGTACAGTGTGGTTAAATCTGTTGTGGTTAAATCTGCTTTTTTATTTATAAAACTATTTGCCATTAATTTAAAAAGAAGTTTTCTGCTTCTACCTCATCTTTTAATTCTTGTTGAAATGTAGTGTTTAATTTTTCTACAATTGCATCAAGGTCTCTTACTTGTGCTTCTGCTGTAGGTAAATCATATTCTGCACTAGGTCTTGTTAATACTTGTACTATCTTAGCCATTATAAATCCTCGTACCCCCCTGCAGCTCTTCCTTCCATACCGTGAGCCCCACTACCGCCACTACCGCCATTACGACTTTTATCACCTCTTGCTTTATCTTGTGCCGATGTAATACCTCCAGTGAAATCTACTTCACCTCTGTCATATCTATCATAAAAATCTCGTAAATTTTCTTTTTCAATTGCTTCTTTTGTTTGTTTATTTAAATTACCAAAAACATCTGTGTAGGTGCCAAAGCTGGGGTTTTGAATATTTCTAACTAAACCTGTTATACCTTTTATAGCAAGAGGTGCAAAAGGAGAAAAAATTGCTGAACTAAAAGTAGGGTTAGAAAAAAATCTACCTGTGTTAACTAAATCTAAAATACCAAGTTTATTATTAAGATCAAAAGGATTAGTAACACGACCTTGCATAAGAAAATCATAAGCCTTACTAATTGGAGATTCTATTTTCATTGGACCAACAGGAGCCTGGGCCGTTGCTATATTAGTTTGTAGATTATTTACTAAGTCTGGGTTTTCATTTAAAATATCTTGTAAAGCTTTGTTTGTTTGTTCTATTCTGCCTTCAATTTCAGGTGCATTTCTTACAACATCTGATTTTTTTGCATCTTCTTTAATTCCAAATAAATCTAATAAACTCATTATCGTCTACCGTCCGGTTGTATATCTAATCTAAATGTTCCTAACTTCCAACTTTGATTAGTTGTTGTATTTGCTATTTTCAATGCAATTGCTCTAGCTCTTGCACGCGTATCTACTTTTTGTGTAGATGAAGATACTGTAAATGGTCCAAGTGATGAACTAGCTTGACTATCATTAGGATAGTTTCTTAATTCTAACGTAACTTGTGTATTACCTGTTTGAGATATAAAGTCTGGTATAAATCTTCTTATCTTCATTATAAATTCTCCATCTCCTCTAATATCCGCAATACCTGTAGATTGTCCTGTTATACCTCTTCTTTGACTTATATCAAAATCTCCAGATGAAATATTAGCAAGTATTGCTGTTGTTGAAGATCCTTTGACTTGATCTGTTCCTGTTTCGTGTTCATAGTATATTGTAGAACCTTCCGTGTTTCCTACAACATCAAAAGATGTATCTACTCCAGCACTATATTCTAAAGCATGTGGTACTCCAAATACTGCAGAATCTTTCCACATTGTTCTAGCTAATGTTCCGTTTGTCCAAACAGGTCTTTGTGGTGAAGAGTCAAAATAGTTATATGCAACCATTCTGTTTACAACAGAAGATGAGGAAGTTGGATAAAACCATATGACTTCACCAAAAAGATTGTTTAACCCAGCAGATACCATTTGGTTACCTGAATCTAAATTTATATCATCGTATACAAAATCTTCTACTAAACACGGTAATGACTCTAATTTACCGGCATATCTAAAGAAACCATTTTCTGACATCCAGTATGCAGAACCATCAACTTCTACACATGCGTTCTGTCCAACGAGTCCACAGTTAGTTCCAACTTGT